ATGAAATTTATTACACAAAAACAGAACTATTCATTGATTCGGAAGAATTGTATGAAGTGCTCTATGAGATGGAGGTTTGATCTATATGGCAATGGAGAAAAACAAGGTAAAGTTCGGTCTGAACAAAGTTCACTATGCAAAAATCACTTCTTATGATGAAGAAGGTGTACCGACTTTTGCAAAGCCAGTTCGCATTCCCGGTGCAGTGTCGCTGTCTATCGATGCAGAAGGTGAAGCATCCAATTTTTACGCTGACGATGGTGTGTACTATGTGATCAACAATAACTCTGGTTACACCGGCGATCTTGAAATCGCATTGGTTCCGCTTGAGTTTGCGACAGACATTCTCGGTGAGAAGCTGGATGAAAAGGGCGTTCTCACGGAAACCAATACTGCGGAAGTATCCCAGTTTGCACTGCTGTTTGAATTCAGCGGCGACAAGAACAAGATTCGTCACTGTCTGTTCTGTTGTTCTGCCTCTCGTCCGGCAACAGAATCCAGCACCATTGAGGACGAAAAGGAAGTTAAAACAGAAACGCTGTCTTTGACCGCAACGGCGTTGAACAGTGGTTTGGTAAAAACTAAAACCTGTGAGAAAACGGATGCCGAGGTCTATGAGAATTGGTACAAGGCGGTATATATGCCCAATCTGGCTGCCGCTGTACAGAGTGGTAAAGCATCCGCAGCATCTGTGAAAGCGTAAGGAGGTGGCAGTATGGCAATTCAGAAGAACATCACCATTGATGGGATTGATGTGCCTTTTAAGGCAAGTGCAGCAGTTCCCAGATTGTATCGCTTGAAATTTTGCAGAGATATTTATCAGGACTTTGCAGCCCTGCAAAAGTCTGTGGGAGAAAATACAGAGGAATCCTCTGCACTGGACATCGAGAGCCTTGAGGTGTTTGAGAACATCGCCTACATCATGGCGAAACACGCTGATCCAGTCGTTCCGGCTTCTCCGGATGAATGGCTGGAACAGTTCAACACGTTCAGCATTTACGAAATCCTGCCACAGCTGATTGACCTCTGGGGCTTGAATGTAGAAACACAGGTTCAGTCTAAAAAAAACATCGCCCGATTGACCGACCGATGACCACACCGCTGTTTTTGTTGCGGTGCGTTCAGCTTGGTTTGTCAATGGGCGATTTGGATTTTCTGACCATTGGTCTGGTGAATGATATGTTCACCGAACGGGAGAATGACGATTGTCATTATGATGTGATGGCAGATCAGAGGGATTTTGATGCGTTTTGATTACAAGTCATTTTCCTGTATTCTTTTTTGAGCAATGCCGTATACTTCTTCATCGGCTCTGGCACCAATTACAATAATCAGCATCTTATCATTTTGCTTGACAACTTTGTATACGACTCTAAGACCTGCACTTTTCAGTTTGACTTTCAGAAAGCCAGTTAGATCATTGCCGTTTTTGTTTCCAAGCGGTTTCCCATATCCGCCTTCATAAACAGGAAGCGGATTTTGTTTCACTTTCTTGATTGCTTTTAAGACCAGTATTCTTTGACTTCCGTCAAGCGATTTTAAATCACTTTCGGCTTCCGGCAGATATTCTACTTCCCAATTCATTCAAATTCTACCTCATCAAAGTCGGATAAATCGTCGTCTGTGATTCCGAGGTCTTTCATAACTTTTTCTTCCGGAATCGTTTCTTCCGGATTGAATTTTTCCATTCGTTTTACAGCCAGAGTGAGTAAGCGGGCATCATTCACTTCATCCATCAGGCTGACATATTCATCCGGAGAAAGAAGCACACATTCCGGTGCATTGTTTTTCATAACAACTTTTGCACCGCTGTTTTTGACATCCTGAAAAATTTTTCCTGCAAGTCCACGATTGAACTGCGAAATAGAAATGGTATTTTGAATTGCTGCAATAATGTTCATACGCTACACCTCCACTTATAGTATACGTCATTTTTGCAGAAATGTCAATAGATTTGCTGATAAAAAAACTGATTATTTTATTTGAATCGAGGTGAAACCACAGTGGCAAACAGAATCAAGGGTATCACCGTTGAGATCGGCGGTGATACGACCAAGCTGTCCAAAGCTTTAGAGGGTGTAAACAAGAACATTAAAAACACCCAATCACAGCTGAAAGACGTAGAGAAACTCCTGAAGCTTGACCCAAAGAACACAGAGCTGCTTTCACAGAAGCAGAAACTTCTTGCTGACAGCATTTCTGCCACAAAAGATAAACTTGCAACGCTGAAAACTGCCGCAGAACAGGCAAATACTGCTCTTGCAAATGGTGACATCACACAACAGCAGTATGATGCCTTACAGCGTGAAATTGTCGAAACAGAAAATGAACTGAAACGTTTGGAATCAGAAGCCAAAAATGCAAATTCTGAACTTGCTAAAATCGGTGAGGCTGGACAGGTTTTGCAGAATGTTGGCGATAAAATTTCAGGTGCAGGTGAAAAACTTCTGCCTGTTACCGCAGGTGTAACTGCTCTTGGAACTGTTGCTGTGAAAACCGCCTCCGACTTTGATTCTGCAATGTCAAAGGTTGCCGCTGTTTCCGGTGCAACGGGTGATGATTTACAGGCTTTGCGTGATAAAGCCCGTGAAATGGGCAGCAAAACAAAATTTTCAGCAAGTGAAGCAGCCGAAGCCATGAACTATATGGCGATGGCAGGTTGGAAAACAAATGATATGCTGTCAGGTATTGACGGCATTATGAACCTTGCTGCTGCATCAGGCGAAGATCTTGCCACAACATCGGATATTGTCACAGATGCACTCACTGCATTTGGACTGACAGCACAGGGTAGCGGTCATTTTGCTGATGTTTTAGCGGCAGCATCAAGCAATGCAAATACAAATGTATCTATGCTCGGTGAGTCGTTCAAATACTGTGCTCCGATTGCAGGTGCTTTAGGTTTTTCTTGCGAAGATACCGCTGAAGCACTTGGCTTAATGGCAAACGCCGGTATCAAGTCTACACAGTCCGGCACTTCCATGCGTTCCATTATGACTGCACTTTCGGGAGAAGTCAAATTCTGTTCTGAATCCTTTGGAGAAATGGAAATCGCAACCACCAATTCAGACGGTTCAATGCGAAGTTTATCCGATATTTTAGCAGACTGTAGGGTTGCATTTGATCAGATGTCCGAATCCGAAAAAGCGAGTGCCGCAGAAACTCTTGTGGGCAAAAATGCTATGTCGGGATTTCTTGCTCTGATGAATGCCGCACCTGCGGATATTGATAAATTGTCGGGTGCCATTGCAAACTGTGATGGTACTTCTCTACAAATGGCGGAAACTATGCAGGACAATCTCGCAGGACAGCTTACCATTCTGAAGTCACAGCTTGAGGAACTGGCTATTTCTTTCGGAGAAATTCTGATGCCTGTTATTCGTGACATCATCACCAAAATACAGGGATTTGTGGACAAGCTGAATGCCCTTGACCCTGCAACAAAACAGACCATTATCAAAATTGGATTGATGGCTGCGGCTTTGGGACCGCTTTTGATTGTTGTGGGTAAGACGATTTCTTCTATCGGAAGCATGATGACATTCATTTCAAAAATTCCGACAATGATTGCAGGGGCTAAGACTGCATTTTCAACGCTTGGTGCTGCAATTGGTGGTATTTCTGCTCCTGTGGTGGCTGTCGTTGCGATTATTGCAACGCTGGTTGCTGCCTTTGTGCATTTGTGGAACACCAATGAGGACTTCAAAAACAGCATTTTTTCCATCTGGGAACAGATAAAGTCTACCTTTGAACGTCTGACATTCGGAATCGTTGACAGAGTGAATGCATTGGGCTTTAACTTTCAGAGTTTCGGCGATATGCTGAAATCTCTGTGGAACGGTTTGTGCAGTGTGCTTGCCCCTGTATTTGAGGGTGTATTTCAGCATATTTCGGATATTTTCACCTTTGTGACGGATACTATTCTGAGCGTGCTTGATGTATTTATCGGCTTATTTTCGGGAAACTGGGAACAGTGCTGGAACGGTATCAAAGGCATTTTTACAGGTATCTGGGACTTTGTAGTCAACCAGTTCAGCAATATTCTGAACACACTGACAGGTGTGGCAGATGTATTTCTCGGTTGGTTCGGAACATCATGGGATGAAGTCTGGACAAGTATAAAAGATTTCTTCGTTGGAATCTGGGACAGCATTTGTTCCGCTTTTCAGGCTGTTGCTGACTTTTTCACAAATATCTGGAATGCAATCTCCACGTTTTTTACAACGATAGCAACTGCGATCTATACCACAGCGGTTACGATTTTTACTTCTGTATATGACTTCTTCGCAGGAATTCTGACCAGTATTCACGACTTTTTTGCCAACATTTTCAATGCAATATGGACGGTTATTTCAACTGTCTGCACCACTATTTACGACACGATTTCAAGCATCTGGAATGCGATTTACAGCTTTATTTCGCCTCTTTTAGAGGCATTTAAATATCTGTTTGAAACCATTTTTCAGGCAATTCATATCATTATCAGCAATGTGATGGATTGGATTTCGGAAAAGATACAAACCATATGGAATGCGATTGTTGCATTTCTTACCCCTCTGCTTGAGGGGATTAAAATGTTTTTTGAAACAATATGGAATGCTATTTATACAGCAATTTCGACGACATTAAGCACTATTTCAAGCGTTGTTACATCGGTCTGGAACGCAATTTCAAGTTTCATTTCAAGCATAATGAACACCATAAGCTCTGTCATTTCAGGTGTATGGAATGCAATCAGCAGTGCTGTTTCAAGTGTGGTAAATGCTATCCGAAGCACAGTATCTTCCGTATGGAACAGCATTTCTTCCACAATTTCATCGGTGATGAATACGATTCATTCAACTGTAACAAGCATCTGGAATAACGTGAAATCTTCAATTGGTTCTATTATCAGCGGTATTTACACCACGATCAAGGGCGGTTTTGATAATGCTGTCAATTATGTCAAAGGTCTTGCATCTGATGCCTGGAACTGGGGACGAGATATTGTTTCCAACATCATTGATGGCTTGAGAAGTATGATCGGCAGTCTTGCTGACAGTGTATCAAATATCGCTGATACGATCCGCAGTTATCTGCACTTTTCCGTTCCTGATGTAGGTCCGCTGACAGACTTTGAAAGCTGGATGCCTGACTTCATGAATGGCTTGGCGGACGGTATTAATAAAAGCAAAAAGGTTGTAGCAAAGGCGGTTTCAGGTGTTGCGGATACAATGAGAGTAACGCTCAATTCTGATCTCAACTACAATCTTGACGGAATGACAGGTGCGATTATGAATGGCAGTTCTGAAAGTTCTGTTGTCAATAATTACTATAATAACGACAACAGCCGCACAGTGAATCAGACCAATAATAGTCCGAAATCACTGTCACGGCTGGAGATTTATCGGCAGACGAAGAATGCGGTGAAAATTTAAAAGGAGCGATTTTGATTGCTCCTTTTACTCTACAAATTGGAATTTACACAACAGATTTTCTATTGTAATTTGTGACATCGCTGCCTATTTTACTATATAAAGTTTTTACATCTAATTCTTTATTTTTAAGTGCTAATAATTCGTTATTTGTAGCTCCAATAAATTCTACAAAATCAACTCGTCCATTTTTTGTATTTAGTGTCTGAAATTTTGTATCTGGTATTGTTATAAACCCTGTTATATTTGAGACCTGCCTTGAATCGATCCCCGCCGTTTGTCCTGTATATAAATATTCAAACGGATTAAATATTTCTCCGCTTTCAAAGGTAAGACGTGCTATTTGTTGTAATAATCCGCATATACATTTAATTTCATATTCCTCATCTGCATAACTATCTTTCTTTATTTTAAATGTGAATTCCATTCCGTAACCGCTCCACTCTTTATCATCACTTTCTTTGTCATAAAGTTCTGATAATCCATAAGTTACAAAATGCCAATAATCCCCACCATCATATACACTAATCCCATCAAGTGGATCTGATCCCCCAAAACACCATTTAATCAAAGGTTCATAATGTTTTGGATTATCCTGACCTGGATATATTCTTTTTGCTTCCTCATCAATTGCATCCCACCCAGAAGCATTTATTATTTTGTTTTCTTTCTTCTCATTCTTGAACTTATCAAATAATCCCATGGTGAATCTCCATTCTTCTATAAATTTCAATTCGTAAGGCTGATGCCCCACAATCATTTTCGTATATTATACCATACTCACATATGCAAAGTCAATGAAAGGCAGGTGAAACTTTGTTCTACATTTTAATCTTTTATATCTTGCAAATTGCAAAAACAGCCGTACAGTAAATCAGAACAACAATAGTCCGAAATTACCGTCACGGCTGGAGATTTACAGGCAGACGAGAAATGCAGTGGAAATGTAAAAAGGAGCGATTTTTGGTCAATTTTTTATCCCTGCAAACTGGAATTTATATCTGCTTCTTCATAACATCATAGCACAGATAATCATTATTATCAGTTTTTATTGAGTGATATCCAATCTCTTGATATCCTCTTTTAAGATAAATTGATTTTGCAGAAAGAGAAGCATCAAGTATTATTTCATCATAATGTTTTGCAATCGTAGTTTCTGCATAGTCTGCTAATTCTCTTCCATACCCATTGCCTTGATATTGGGGCAGTACAAACAAACGGCAAATTTCGTTTTTCTTAATAGTAACTGTACCTACTGCATTTTGCTCTGAATTATAGCATAAAAAAACATTATGATTTGAAATATCATTCATTATATTTTCATCATTATGATGATTAAGAAAAAATACTACTGCACCATTTGGATAATAATGCGGATAGATTTCTTTGATTGTTTTGTGGGTTATTTTCTTGACAATATCAAAATCAAATTCTTGTGCTAATTTTATGCTCATTTCAATACTCCTGTAAACTCCGATTTATAAGGCAAATGCTCCACATTTAAATTTATTAATAGTATACCACAAGCACTATACAAAGTCAATGAAAAGCAGGTGAAACTTTGTTCTACACTTTAATTCTTGAAAACGAAACAGGTCAGCAAATTGACTTGTCCAAAACAGCAAACCGATATATGTTCTCCAAAATCAAAGGACTGAACCCACCCACCGGAACGGTCAGCACTTCAAGCTATGCAGGAATGAATGGCTCATATCTGAACAACGCCTTCATTGAAAAGCGAAACGTGGTCATTCCTTTTGAGATGCGTGGCTTTGATGTGGAACTTCGCAGACATGAACTATATCGTGTGGTCAAGCCGTCCCGATATATCAAGATATACTACTCCACAAAAAATATCTCCGTTTACGCTGAGGGTATCGTGGAAACCTGTGAAATGGAGAATTTTGAAAAGCTGACCAGCGGACAGATTTCCATTCTCTGCCCTGATATTTATTGGTACTCCACTGAAACGCAGATTGCGGAATATTCCCGTGTCAGAGGTGCATTTCATTTTGTCTGCCCTGACAATGACGAACCATTCCCGATTGGTATCTACAATACGCAGGATATGATGACTATCAATAACAGCGGTGATGAGGTCGGATTCACCCTTGAAATCAGCGGAGGACCTGCGAAAAATCCGACCATTTACAACGCTCTGACGGACGAATATATGCAGATTGCAGGCGATATTCAAAAAGGAGATGTTATCACCATAACTACAAAAACGGGCAACAAAACTGTTCTTCTGGAGCGTGAAGGCGTTGTGACAAATATCATCAATCGGCTTGTTTCAGGCTCAACATGGCTGAATCTGAAAGCAGGTGAAAATAAATTCTATGTTCGTGCGTCAGATGGTTTAAATAACCTCAAAGTCTGCCTGATACATCGCAATGCGTACTTAGGAGTGTGAAAATGCAGATTGAAATTTACAATATGACTGTCTTAAATGATAAACTGAATATTTCTCTTGAGGCTGTCTGCGACAGCTTTTCTTCGCTTTTGTGGGATATTGAGTATTACAAGTGCGGTGAGTTTGAGGTGTATATTGCTGCATCTCCCCGAAATATTGAGATTTTTCAGACAGGGAGAATCGTGGGACGTGATGACGACAAGGAACATTTCGGACTGATTGAATCTGTGGAACTTGAAACCGATGCCGAAGATGGAGATTATCTCATTATCAAAGGCAGATTTTTAATGTGCCTTTTGGAAAGGCGTATTATTTACCCAACGTTTAACTTTACAAAACTTGTTTCATATTCTCAGATTATAATGAATGTAGTACAGTATAACGCTTGTACAGCTGGTATCAGAAAAATTCCGGGACTTGTTGTCGGCTGTTCGTCAGGCTCTTGTTGGGATGCTGAAACCAAATTGCAGGTAAGCTATGATAATCTGATGGAATGGGTGTACACCATTTGCGAAAAAATCGGCGGAACTGCAAATATACGTCTGAGTAAAACCAATAATGAGCAATATGAAATGATTTTTGAACTTTCGCAGGGTACTGACAGAAGTATATTACAGGAAATCAATCCGCACATTATTTTTTCTGACAGATACAATAATCTTCTGTCTTTCACCTATTTTACGGATACTTCTGTTAAAAAGAATTATGCCTATGTTCTGGGAAAAGGCGAAGGTGAAAAACGTAAGAGAACTACATATTTTGAGGGTTCAGAACCTTCTTCTCTCGACCGCTATGAGGTGTATGTTGATGCAAAGGACATTTCAGATGAAGAACAGGTTGACAATGAAACAAGACCGCTCCCTGATGCTGAATATTCGGAACTTCTGAAAGAGAAAGGCAAGCAGAATCTTGTTCCCACAAAGACAAAATCAGAATCACAGATTGCAGTGCAGTCCACACAGTTTCAATACGGTGTGGACTATTTTGTTGGGGATTTTGTTACAGTTGAACACCACAGATTTGGAATCAGACAGAATAAAATACAGCTTGTCGGAATGATTGAGAGCTTTGACCGCAACGGCAGAAATCTCACACCAACATTTAAGGAGGATTGATTTATGGCATTTTCATTCGGATTTTTCAATTCTAAAAATCTTGACAGAACGTATACTGCGGAAAATTTCAACGATTATCTCGGCAGTATCATCTGTGACGGGATTCAGGATAACTTCGGACAGTGTTTCAAGCAGTCTGTAAACAAGTTAAAGTTGACGATCGGCAGCGGAAAGGCTTGGATTCAGGGGCATTACTTCATTTCGGATACGGCATATACCTATGACTTATCTCGCTATGTGGACGAATCCCTGCCGAGATATATGGCGATCGGTATCTGTTGCAACACTTCTGAAAACGTCCGCAATGTCAGCTTTGAAATTCTCGCAGGAACACCTGCCTCCAATCCTGCAATACCGAGATTTCAGAACACAGATTACAAGAAATATCTCACCCTTTGCATTATCAGACTTGATGCAGGCACATCAGAACTCAGCATTACAGATTATCGTGAAAATTCAAACTACTGCGGATATGTCCGCTGTATTTTAGGCAAATGCAAGGTCACGGATATGCTTTCACAGCTTTCTGAAATTCAGACGCAGATAAAAGATTACAACATAACAGTTAGTCAGTTAACGACAAAGATAAACGAGTTAACGCTGAAAATTGATGAGATGACAGGCGATGTGGTTTCTATCGGCAAATGCGGTCAAAGTGTGGATTTTGTGCTTTATTCAGACGGCAGACTGCTCCTCAAAGGTACTGGGGCAACCTATGACTACAATTCTGACAGTAATCCTTCCCCATTTTTGGATAATAACAATATCAAGACAGTCATTGTTTCAGAGGGTGTGACCGGCATTGGCGAACGGCTTTTTCAGTATTGCGACAATCTGAAAACAGTATCACTTCCGACAACACTTACTACAATCAAAAAGGCTGCATTTCTGCCGCATATTGACGGTTACATTTATCATCAGAGGCTTAATGGTTTAACAGAACTGAAGATTCCGGAACGTGTTACTGAACTTGGCGTGAATGCATTTGCAGGAACGGCAATCAAGTCCGTAACCGTTCCGTCCTCTGTTACAACGGTCGGTGCAATGGTATTCAGCGAGTGCCAGTATCTTGAAACTGTGAGATACGGCGGCAAAGTCATCAGTGACAGAATGTTTGTACGATGCACAAAACTGAAAAATCTTACCCTTACCAGAAATGTCAAGGAAATTGTGGGCGGCTGTTTCAATTACTGTGAATCCCTGAATCAAATTACCTATGAGGGTTCTCTTGCAGACTGGAACGCTGTGAAGAAAAATACAAACTGGGACAGCCATGCAGTTGATATTGAATCTCCGCTTGCAAAGATCCAGTGCCTTGACGGATATATGGAATATGTTGCAAACACAAAAACGTGGAAGGAAGTGAAGTCATGATAAAATTTCTTGTAAAAGGACAGAACATTGAAACGCTGGAGCATGAAATAATTGCAGCAGACCAGATTGCTTTTGCAAAAATACATTTTGTATTCGATAACAGTTGGAAACCCCTGCATAAGGTGGTGCAGTTCACACAGGACGAGATAACCTATAACAGAGTTCTTAGAACAGAAGAAACGAGTTGTTTTCTGCCTGCTGAACTAACCGCAGGAACTGTAAAGATGTCCTTGTTTGGCTATGATGCAGAAGCAACTGAAACAGTCAGAGCAACAACGATTGTAAAAACCTTGCACATCAGACCATCGGGATTTGAGGGCGAAAACAGTAATGTTCCGCCTACTCCTGATTTATATCAACAGCTTTTGCAGAAGATTTCTGAAAAAGGTAAGGACGGCAAGTCAGCATTTGAAATTGCTGTAGAACACGGATTCGTTGGCACAGAGGATGAATGGCTCGAAAGTTTGAAAGGTGCTGACGGCAAGGATGGAGTAAATGGCAAAGACGGATGTGACGGTAGAAACGGTGCTGATGGTTTACCGGGTAAAGATGGAAAGGATGGTGCGGACGGACTTCTGGGGCGTGATGGAATTAACGGCACAGATGGAAAATCCGCCTATATTATTGCCGTAGAACATGGATTTTCAGGTACAGAAAATGAATGGCTGCAAAGCTTAAAAGGTGCTGACGGCAGGGACGGAATCACTCCCGATATGTCAGACTATGCAACAAAAGCTGATATTGCAGAGTTGCAAGAGCAAATCAGGCAAATATCCGGTATCAGCTATATCTCTGTATTTGAAAGCGGTTCTGATGCCTTGCAGAAATATGGCAACAGCATCTACACTTATTACAATGACGGCTATCGTTCTCTTGCAGGATTTGCAGAGAGCTATCCGCACTTTTGCTGTGCTGAAAATAACTATGCTCTGTATTTCAATCAGAACGATTTCAGATGGGCAGGAAGTGTGTTTGTGATGTTTTTGACACCAATTTCAATAACAGGTTCTATGCATTTGCTTCTGAATTATCTGGTCGGTGCATCACAGGACGCTGAATTTTATCTTGTAAAAAAGACTGAAAAAACGGGCTCTGAACTTGCTCAGTATATTTATGAGGAAATCAAAGCAGAAAATGCTTTGAAATTATCATTTAAATGGCTTTACTCCGATACTTTCATTTCTGTGATGCAGTCACTTGAAAACATATCGGATGGAGAATACTACCTTGCTTTCAAAGGCACATCGGATAATTCACATCCGATGGTGAAGTCTATTAAATTTATGAAGGAGTGATTTTATGAAAGATACCATTTGCCTTATCGCAGGCATTGTTGGCGGATTTATTGCAACGCTGCTCGGTGGCTGGGATTCTGCTCTTGCGACACTCGTTGTTTTTATGGGCATTGATTTTGTAACGGGAATCGTGACTGCTGCGATGGGCAAATCCAAACACAGCGAAAGCGGCACACTCAACAGCACAGCAGGCTGGGTTGGTCTTGCGAAAAAGTTTTGTATTCTGCTTATGGTAGTGGTCGGCGTGAGAATCGATATTCTCATTGGCACAAACTACATCAGAGATGCAGTCTGCATCAGCTTTTGCCTGAACGAACTGCTTTCCATTATCGAGAATACAACACTTATGGGAATCCCTTTCCCTCCTGCATTCAAAAAAGCAATTGATGTTCTGCAAACCAAGGTAGGCAGAACCGAAGATGAAAAGGAGGACGAATAAATGGCTATTTTAAGACCTGATACATCAACTACTCTGAACGGAGTGAAAATAAACGAGTATTTACTCACAAAACATAACCCTAATCATATTGATATGCCCTCTGTTTCAATGGAGAGCAAAGTTATCGGTATTACTGTTCACAACACCGACTGGATTTCTGTAGCAAACGGAACAACTCCTGCTGAGCAGTACACTCGTGCCACAGTCAATGGAAATATGAAGGATGTCAGGGTTCACTATTACGTTGACAACACCTGTGCATGGCAGAATCTTTCGCATTCTCTAAGTGGCTGGCACGCCGCTGACGGAAGTGGTAATGGCAACAGAAGAACCATTGCAATCGAATGCATTATGTCACCTGCGTATAACGACAGAGATAAGAAATCCGAGGACAATTGTGCAAGATTGGCGGCAGCACTTCTGAAGAAGTATGGTCTTGACATCAATCACCTTTACACACATACGCACTGGTTGAATGTCCGTGACGGAAAGAGTGGCTCTGTGGACTATCTCAATACTACAAGAAATCCTTACAAGATGTGTCCTGCGTATATTCTGCCTCATTGGGCAGAGTTCAAGAAGAAAGTACAGGCATATATGAACGCAGGTTCTTCAACACCTGCAACATCTTCTCCAAAACAGCTTTATCGAGTAAGAAAGTCATGGGCTGATGCCAAATCTCAGATCGGGGCATTTTCTTCTCTTGAAAATGCGAAGAAATCCTGCAAAACAGGATATGCTGTTTTTGACAGTAATGGTAAACAGGTGTATCCAGCAAAGAAATCTGTTGATGAGGTTGCCCGTGAAGTCATTCAGGGTAAATGGGGCAACGGTGCGGAACGTAAGAAACGTCTCACCGATGCAGGTTATGACT